GTTTCCCAGTCACGATCATCGTTCAATCCTTTTCTACTTTTGTAAATTAAGTGTTAAAATGACACTTTTCATTTTACCCCTATTTCTAGGTTTTTACTAGTTAAACCTTAAAACTAGTTCTTTTGTTATTTTTTGATATACAAAAATAAATTATGATTTCTAAATTTTATATCTAGATTGACCCCCTAAATCTTTCTTTTCATTAAGAGAGTTCGGAAGCTTTTGTACTATTTAGAGTACAACCGAAGCAGAAATCGAGACCATCTGCCGGTTTGATAAGTTTTTATATTTTTAGGTTGGAGATTAACAATCTCCTTCGCATCTAACATTTTTCTAAGTGGATTCTTAGAGTTATTTGCGCGTTTTTAGAGTACTTTTTCGAGTACCCCAACTCTATTTGCGTCGTTCAGTATTTATATTAATGCAAACCAAGACCTCGTATGCGATGAATATGTGGAGCTTTCCATAGGATACATAGTTATCCACCTCTATTCTAGCAGGCACCTGTAACTGTCACCCACAAAATGGGATTTTTACTCGAGCACCCGTCAGGGTTAGAAACAAATTTGTTTCGTAAAATCAAGATTAAAAGTCTTGGCTACCGTGGTACTATCGTCGATCTTTCTTGTATTATCGTCGCTTTTATCAACAGTTTGATGGAGATTACTAGTTTCAGATCATTTATGATTGCTGTTACTACTTTTCTCAAAGATCTTACCGGAAGCACTTATTCAGGTTTCATACGCAAGTTCACAAAGTATGTCAACCATTTGCTCGACCTTTGTTTTGCAGAAGGCTTTAGCTTTGCTAATGCCTCTGTTGCACAAGGTAGTGAACAAGTTAGAAGTTTTGTTGATCAAGTTAAAACTGTTTTAGCAGATCATGATAATCTTTCTAAGAGTGCATTTGGAGCAAAGCTTTCTAGCTTTTGCTCCATGCTTATCTGCACTCCCTTCTTTAAAAGACTTAACCTTGATCCAAATTGGATCGGTTTTACTCATTTACATAAGAAGGCACTTGAGAAAACGTATCAAAACACTCACTCTTACTCTATTTTATATTCTGTTATTGATACGTCTGTGTTCATTATTGACAAGGTATTACTTGTTATGGATACAGGGAATTTTAAAAGCATTTATGTCGACAATTCCGATTTACTCAAATATGAGGAAGAATATCGTTTTCTTTCTTATTATTGTGACAAATTAGAAGTTCTTTCTAATCAAGAAGTCACATTGGATGAGTATTGGCGTCGGTGTGATGCTCTTATCGAAGAAAACAAACGTCTACTTAAATTTTATTCTAGTGATAAAAAGATGTGTGTTATTTACAAAGGCCAACAATCTGTGTTAGCCCGATGTAAATTTCGTTCTTCGGATAAGTTAAAAGTTGCTGCTCATAGAGATCCACCCCTTGCTTTTTGTTTACATGGTACACCAGGAATCGGTAAATCCGATCTTGTTGATAAGATTTTGACTATCATGTATCAAAATGAACAATTTCTTGGTCGTGGAAATAAGCCTTATAGTTTAGACCTTAAATATACTTATTGTCATGATGACGAGTATATGTCTGAATTCCGCGCTTCTCACGAAGTTTGTCTGATTGATGATGTTGATCAGTTTCGTGATTCTATTATCGAGCAAGATAGTGGTGGCGCAATTCGCCACACTATAGATTTTATTAATCCTGTTCCGTATGTTACTAATCAAGCGGAACTTGAGAATAAAGGCATGATTCCTTTTCGCTGCAAATATGTAGTTATGACTACTAATAGTTATGCAGCAGGGATGGATTTTGTTTTTAAAAAGACCAGCGGTGCTAAACGGAGATTTTTATTTATAGATGTCTCTGTTTTACCCGCGTACCGGAAAGCCGGCCAAACACAATTGGCTGGCGACCCCTCTAACCCCAATAATCATGAACTTCATGAGTTTTATCCACGGAAATATCAATCTGTTGGCACTTCCTATAATGAAGTTTTTTGGGATCAAGAAGAATGTGCATGGGTGTCAGGCAAACCCAAAAAGGGTTTGACCATGCTTGAACTCTCAGTGTTTTTGAGAGGATTACAATTAGTACATTATGAACAATTGGACTTGGCTAAGGAATCTACTAAGAATTTCATTGAAGCCAAGATCTGCGCCAATTGTACATATTCGGAAGCATTGTGTTCCTGTGATAAAGCACAGAGTTCGTTTGTTTCAGAGGTGTCTTTAGCCGCTGAGGGAGAAGGATGGTTTTTCTTCCTCTATCCCTTTATAGCTATGTTGAGCTATTGTAATGATTTTATTACTTATTTTTGGATACAAATGAGCATTGTGCTCATTGGAGTACTTCCATCGCGATATTTTGTACCTTGGTACATAGCGTGGATGCCGGACTTTGTAATCCGGCGTGCTGTTTCTGAAGAGTGGATTTTCTGGGTTTCCCAGAATCCTCGTTTGAAAACATTTCATATGCTTCAAAAAGCTAGCGCTTTGAAAGCCGCTCGCTTGCGTGAGAATTATCATATCGCAGGCTTTTTTATGGCTCTCATTGCTTTACGTGGATTATATAAGATGTACAATTTTGGTACGTCAAAATCTCAAGGTGCTATTGTGAGTAACGTTGAAAACGTCGCTGCGCAGTCTAATCCTTGGGGTTATAATCCCACACGTGTCACCAAAATGAAGGGTGCATGTGCTACCACAACTTATGAACAATTACAACAACGAGTTTTACTTAACTTATGTTATATTCGTTTTAGGTTCATGAGAGATGGTAGGATGAAGGAAACCCACTGTCGTGGACTAGGTATTCATGGCGATATTCTCGTCATACCTGGCCACGCGTGGGAAGAAATCGGTTGTAATGAAGTAACAATCGATGTTATTAGAAGTTTGGACTCCGAAAGGGGTCCAAACCGTTTCGGTTTGCCATTAGGCAAGGGTAGTATTAGAGCCCACGAAACGGAAGATCTTGTTTATGTTAAACATCCTGGTTTTGGTACTTTCCGCGACCTTCGCAAGTTTTTACTTGATGATTTTATCGAAGGTAAAATAGACGGATGTGCCATGTTCAGAGATGAGAGTGGATGCATTCGTACTGTGGATGTTGATGCTCTCAGCAAAACCAAATTGTACTATCGTTCAACTTTAAAAGGTTACGATGGTGTTGGTTATGTTGGTTATTCTAAACAAGAAACGCTAGATGGTGATTGTGGGGGTATCTATATTGGTAGAACCCTCAATGGCGCTTGTATTCTTGGAATACATATTGCTTATCGTTATCGTTCAACAGGAAATAAACTTTCTGCAGTTCGGTTAGATAAGGAAGTGCCTAATTTTCACGAGTTGGTACCTCATTCTTTTGAGGATGTCAAGCTTGATGAATACTATTCTAGTGCACAATCTATGGCACTTAAGAGTAAAATTTATTCTAAGTGCCCGACGCAGTGTGTCAAAGGTCCATTTATTGTTTATGGAGCCCTGGACATTCACCGTCGAAAATTGAAAAGTAATGTTTATCATACTCTTTATTCTGAAGAAGTTTTGAGGCATTACTGTTTGCTTGATCATACACATTTTTCTCCAAGAGAAGTCAGTTCACGGGATGCAGCTGTTAATAATCTTAATAATTTGGTTAAGAAAGCTAATATTCCCGTTGACATTCTCTCTAGTGTGAAGAATGCTTTGTTGCTCTCCTTTTATGATGTTATTGTGGATAAGGGTATTGTTTTACCCTCTGGTCCATATGGCATTGATGTTGGTGTTAATGGCCTAGATGGTGTCACTTATGTGGACCGTCTCGTTATAAGCACCTCAGGAGGTTTTGGGCATAAAGGGCCCAAGATAAACTGCCTGAATGAAGCGTCTCCTACTGATGATCATTCGGTACGTTACACACTTTCAGGTGATGTTCTAGCAGAGTTGGAAAACACAAAAACACTTTACTTACAAGGAAAACGTAGTAACATTGTTTGGGATGCGACTTTTAAAGATGAACCTATCTCCGCAAAGAAGGTTCGTGCGCAAAAGATTCGTGTTTTTAGCAGTGGTCCTTTACATTTTAATGTATTACTACGTCAATATTATTTGTGGTGTATTCCTTTGTTTTCTGGGAAATACCGTCATTTATTTGGAATGGCGATTGGCGCAAATGCTGTCGGTAAAGATTGGACAGTTTTGGCCAAGTATATTTCTAAACATGGTGCAAGTAAGATCATTGCTGGGGATTATAAGTCTTTTGACAAAATGATGCCCCCAGAAGTTATGATGTCTGCATTTTGGATTCTCATTGAGATTGCCAAAATTGCTGGTTTCAGCAGTGCAGACGTTAAGATCATGACTGGTATTGCTACGGATATATGTTATCCACTTACCAATTATTTTGGTACTGTGGTTGAATTTTTCGGGAGCAATCCCTCTGGTCACCCCCTAACTACGCCCATTAATGGGATTTGTAATCAGTTATTGATTATGTGTGCAAGCGCACATCTTATTCCAGATGTGTTAACTTGCCGTAGTTTTCCTGAGGAGTATTTGTCAATTGTCACTTATGGTGACGATAATATTATGTCATCTAAGGATGATCGTTTGACACATACTTCTCTTGCAGAAACGTTAGAGAAATGGGGGGTTACATTTACCATGGCTGATAAGTCTGGTATTTCTGTTCCCTTCATTAATCTTTCCCAAGCCGATTTTCTCAAGCGATCTTTTGCTTGGGATTCGCAGCATTATTGTTATGCTGCTCCATTGGATCAAAATTCTATCATTAAAAGTTTGTCTATTTGTACTAAGAGTAATTCAATTACTTTTAAGGAACAATGTGCTCAAATTATTGATAGTGCCTGTAGAGAATATTTTCAATACGGTTTTGATGCTTTTCGTAATGAGAGGCATTTCTTTTCCGGTTTAGTTGATAAGTATGATCTTCGAGGCTATTTGCCTTTGGGACGCTTACCCATGTGGGGTGAGCTTGAAGAAGCGCGTTTTGATACAGCTCAAGGTTCGGGAGTTGTTGATCGCGATCAACGTTCTGGCTCGTATTGGAAAGTGGAACGTCCACTTTTGATGAAGGCTAAGTTCGCTGAACACACTGATACAAATACCTTTCATGGTATTGTGTTGAAGATAAACATGTTGATTGATTCACGTGGTTGTCAATATATGTATGACTGGGAGGATTTGGTCAAACATTGGAAATATTTTAATGACCTTGTTGTGACTGAGTTAGCCGTTGTTTCTGATAAACGTGCTATGCAATTTGATACTGCTCAAAGTGCAAAAATTGTTACTGTTCTTATTGAGAATGTGCAATGCGCTGAAGAGTATTTTGCTCGCATGTTTTTTGCTCCATACACACTTAGTCAGGTAGAATTCGCCCTCAAATATCGTTGGGGGTTTCATTTCTATTCTGACACCACACGTGACTTTGTGGACCATTTTTGGGCTCACAGGGTTTGCATGATGCGGATTGCGGATCGCCGTTTAGAGATTGATTTGACTGATGAGTTTATGGAACTCGGTCAACCTCTAGATTGGCATCCGTAAGATGCAATATATATTATAATTAAATAACACCCGTTGTGTTTAGTAGCGCGGGTTTCAAGTCTTAGAATGACTATAAACTTTGTAATTATCCCCGGTAATGCCGGAAACAATATATTATTATGAATATACCTACAATTAAAATAAGGATCCCCAAGTGTGCATCAACTTGTTGTGGATCCTCGACTATAGATGCAAGGGACGACAAGAAATCTGAGCGATCAGAATCTCCTGAAGCCCCTCTTACCTATTTACCAGGTAAGGAAAACCGATATCCTCAATGGAGTCGTGCGCAATCTTCTGGAGTCATGCCAGACACAGAGATTGCAGATGAAGTTGAGGAGGAGCGAAATGTTGTCTTTACGGCTGATGCTACCAAAGATCTTTTAGTTCTTGGGGGCCCAACCGACGAGATGCATAGCAACTCCATGCAAGAAGGTGGCGATTTAGCCACTTTTCTTAGCCGTCCTGTTCGAATTAATGAACTCGAATGGGAAGTAGGAACCACTTTGCCAACTGCGTTTTTCAATCCATGGCTTTTGTTTTTATCTGATCCTAGAGTTGTTAATAAACTCGAGACATTTAAATTACTTCATGGTACTTTGAATATACAAATTATGGTTAACGGTTCGCCGTTTCATTATGGCCAGGTTATTGTTGGTGTTAGGCCTACTCAATTTGATAATAATACTACGATTGTTCCCCCTGAGGGGGCGCAAACGATTACTAATTATCGTGATGAGCCTAATGCTGGTGTTAAAACTGGCTTCCCATTATTTACTATGTATAGTTCTCGACCACATGTTAAGATCCAGCCTATGGCTAATAAGCCACAGCATATTAAGTGGCCTTTTTTCGCGGCCACTTCATGGATCGATATAACTGATATCGAAACTATTAATAGGATGGGATTCTTGGAAGTATGGGAAATGAACGACCTTCGTCATGCGAATGGTGGTACAGATCCTATTACTATTACATTCTATGCTTGGATGGAAGATGTTGAACTGGCTGGTTTAACAACCGCTGATGTCAGTACAGCACAATCCTCTCCAATTAAGAATGCTAAACCCAGGGCTAAAAAGTCTAAGCGTAATACCGCTGCCAAACGATCACGTGGCAACGTTGAAGGTACTCGCTCAGCACGTCCAGATCAGGACACTAGTACAAATGATGAATACTCCTCCAATGGTGTTATTTCAGCTCCAGCCTCAGCTATTGCTTCTGCTGCTGGTTATTTGACTCAGATTCCTGTTATTGGACCTTTTGCTAAAGCTACTCAGATAGGTATGAATGCGGTTTCACGCATAGCATCTATTTTTGGCTTTAGCAATCCAGTGATCTTAGATCCTAACTGTATTATGACTATTAACCAATTTGGTCAAATGGCTACAACTACAGGGAAGGATCCAATAGTCAAGCTTACTATGGACCCTAAGCAAGAAATAAATATTGACCCACGAACCGTTGGTTTAGATGGTACAGATGAGTTATCTATTTTATATGTTGCTAAAAGGGAGGCGTATTTAAATACATTCAATTGGAATATTTTAACTGCACCTAACCAAGGGCTATTAGCGTCGTGCTATGTGCATCCACGGTTATTAATGCATTTTCAAGAACCAAGAAGAATTTGTAATACGCCTTTATCCGGAGTTACGCAACCGTTCAAATCCTGGACGGGGGCTCTCCGGTTTCGTATTCAAATTATTGCTACGAGATTCCATAAAGGCAGACTATTAATTCAGTTTGATCCAACTCTAGATATCGCTGCTGGTGTTAACTCTAATTCTCAATTTCAACGAGTTGTTGATATTGCGGAAGAAAGAGATTTCACCATTGAAGTGAACTGGAGTCAAGCTGAAGATTGGCGTTCCACCATATTATCCGATGTGGATAATGAATGGTTCACCGAGGGACCTATAGGTGCCATGTCTAATGCGCAAAATGCTTTAGCCTGTAATGGGCGTTTAAATATTTTTGTATTAAACCAGCTTGGTGCCCCAACGGATACAGCAACAATCCAATGTAATGTTTGGATTAGTGCTGGTGACTCTTTCAAAGTCGCCAATCCAGGGCCTCTCAATGAGATGTACAGTAATGATGGTACCACTATTGGTCCTCCTGATGTTGCCCAGAGTGGGCAAATTGTGGACATTACTGTTGAAGAGGGTTCACCCTCTCAAGACGTTGTTAGTGTTTTAAATGGCTCTTATGATGATGGTAAGAATGATCTTAATTCAGCTTATTTCGGAGAAGCTTTTGTTTCTATCCGATCACTGCTTAAGAGATACACTTACTATACGACTTTTGCCATAGATCAAAATAACGTTAATGGAGTTGGAGAGTTTCGTCTCTCCAATTTTCCAGGTAGTCCTGGTAAAGCATATACTGGTAATATTGCCAATCAGACTACAGTTATTACTGGACCTGTCGACTACAATTATGTAGGCATGTCTTATATTCGATGGTTCGCTGGTGCCTATGTAGGTTTCCGAGGCGGAGTTCGTTATAAGTGGTGGGTTTCAGCTCCCCCTGGTATAAGGGGACAATTTTGGGCTCAAAGATCAAATGAGTACTTCAATAATTACACCGTAACAGTAACTGAGCATTCTGGTGTTGCCAACACCGGATCTCAAGCTCAGTTAGCATGGAATATGTATGACGGTTTAGGTGCTGCCCAGGGGCAGGCCGTCGTACCTTTCAATAGTGGTAGTGTCATAGGATACGAAGTGCCATATTTCCATGATTATTTGTTTGGCGATCTCCATGAGCCGGTCGGAACGGCTGGAGATCAGTATCAAGTCCTGTATCAAAACGGAGGCCATATTGTTAATTTAGCATATGGCTCCAATACAGGCTCTTTAGGAACCAATGTTTATGGTTCCGTCGCTGCGGCAGAAGATTTCACCTTCTTCTTCTTCATCGGATTCCCACCTTCATATGATAATGAAGTAGGGGGGGTCACACCTGCTTAAAAACAGGTTAAAATTATACGGTCGGGCCGTATAATCTTCGTAAAAGAAGTTTCACTAAAGGTTCTCCTTCGTGTCCCGCGTTGTTTATTGTTTAAACTATTTTTTCAACCGGGATTCGTGTCCCGGGGAATTTTTATCAGTGCGAACATTCATTTAACGCGGGCTTTAGCAGCTCGCCCGATCGTGACTGGGAAAC